TCATCAATAGTTGCTAAAAATGAAGTAATATCTGTTCCATTATCATCCTCATCATCAATGTATAGATGTGTGACTGCAGATATTGTATTAGTATCAAATCTCAGTCTACCTTGACCAGGATCAGCATTGGCAGTTCCATTATCAAAAGTATAATCAAATGTTGCTCCACCAAAGTTTCCATCAGCACCCTGAACACCTTGAAATCCCTGAGCACCTTGAGAACCCTGAGTACCTACACCACCAGCACCCTGAACACCTTGAAATCCCTGAGCACCTTGGCGACCTTGAGCACCTTGGACACCTTGCGATCCTTGTTCCCCTTGAGCACCCTGGACACCTTGATTACCAGTTCCAGTAGCACCTTGTTCGCCCTGCAAACCTTGAGCACCCTGTGCTCCTACATCACCAACTCTCCTCCAAACTGTACCATTCCATCGAAAAGTGACACCATTTTCGGTGTGAGTGTCATTTAGATTGGGATTAGAAGGAAAGTTGAACGCCGCCATTATCTATATTTTATATTTTCCCTTTCAACGTATTTATCTCTTGTTTTAATGAAGATACTTCCTCTCTAAGTTCTTTGACTGCCTCAATAAGAACTGCAGTCAAATTACCATAAGCAACTGTTTTTGGGTCATTTCCAATAACAAGATCTGGGAAAACTTCTTCAACTTCCTGCGCAATAACACCTATGTTATGCCTACCACTTTCTTTATAATCAAATTCAATACCACGCAATTGACACAATTTATCTAGAGCGTTTTCAATATTAGTAATATTTGTTTTTAAACTAATATCAGATCCTGATGTGACTGTACCAGTGGCGGTGAAATTACCAGTTGATTCGTCAAATGTAAATTCAGATCCCACCAATGGAGTGTAAGTTCCTGCAGAACTATTTGTAACAAGAACTGGGAAAGTAGATGCGTCCGTTGTAGCTGATACTGTAATAGAATTTCCTGGACCCGAATTACCAGGAGCACCTTGCTCACCTTGAGCACCCTGGACACCCTGAGAACCTTGAGGACCAGGAACTGTAGAACCAGAACCAGTAGCACCCTGGCGACCTTGAGCACCTTGGACACCTTGAGGACCAGTGCCTCCAGATCCACCAGCAGCACCTTGTTCACCTTGGAAACCTTGTTCACCTTGAGGACCAGTGCCTCCAGGAGACCCACTACCAGAAGCACCTTGAACACCTTGGAAACCTTGTTCACCTTGAGGACCAGGAACTGTAGAACCAGAACCAGTAGCACCTTGAACACCTTGGAAACCTTGTTCACCTTGAGGACCAGGAACTGTAGAACCAGAACCAGTAGCACCTTGAACACCTTGGAAACCTTGAGGACCAGTGCCTCCAGGAGACCCACTACCAGAAGCACCTTGAACACCTTGGAAACCTTGAGCACCTTGTACTCCCTGGAAACCTTGAGAACCTTGACCACTAGAACCCTGGACACCTTGAGCACCTTGGACACCTTGAGGACCATTAGCACCTTGAACACCTTGAGCACCTTGAGCACCCTGAGCGCCAGTATCACCCTTTTGAATAAACTCAACGACTACCTCTTCACCATTAGAGGGAATAGATCCACTTAAAGGTGTTACACTCCATCTAGATCTAGTTCCTAGTGGACTTCCACTATCAACACCAGTAATCCTAAAAGTAGCAAAAGTTGCATCACCATTAGTATTGGACTTAATGATAACGATACCTTTATCATTTGAAGATCCACCATCATCCCAAGTTTTAATATAAGGCTCTTGGTCAGTTCCATCAGCATCGGTATTATGAAGACCTAAAATGGTAATATTATTAAAAGTAGAATTGTTAAATCTTACTTGACCAGCACTTGTGTTATTGGTTCCAGTATTAGTAACAAATGTATATCTTAATCCACCTTTATCACCTTGAGCTGATGTATTACCTTGAGCACCTTGCTCACCTTGAGCACCTTGGACACCTTGATTGCCCTGAACACCTTGAAGACCTTGAGGACCTGCAGCACCCTGTACACCTTGAGGACCTGTAGCACCCTGGACACCTTGGAAACCTTGAGGTCCAGTAATACCAAGTAAACCCTGTTCGCCTTGAGCACCTTGCTCACCTTGAGCACCCTGGACACCTTGAAGACCTTGGAGACCTTGGGCACCCTGTTCACCTTGAGGTCCAGCAACTGTTGAACCGGGTCCAGCATTACCTTGAGCACCTTGTCTACCTTGAGCACCCTGAGCCCCTTGAGCACCTATAGCACCTTGTTGACCTTGTGATCCTTGATTTCCTGTAGCACCTTGTCTGCCTTGAGCACCCTGGCGACCTTGGAAACCTTGTTCACCTTGAGGACCAGCAACATTTGAAGGAGCACCTTGCTCACCTTGAGCACCCTGAACGCCTTGATGACCTTCAGGACCAGCACTAATCTCTACCCACTGTGCTGATGGAGTACCAATTCCATCATCATAATAAACTGATAAGACGGCATTATCATTATCCCACCAAAGATCACCATTTTGTGGGCTGGATGGTGCTCCAGTTGAGATATCCAATCCAGCATTTGTTCCAGGAATACCCTGCGCACCCTGAGTGCCAGCACCTGAAGCACCTTGAACGCCTTGAGCACCCTGAACACCTTGGAAACCTTGAGAACCTTGGACACCCTGAGCTCCTACACCAGGAGCACCTTGGACACCTTGAGCACCATCGTCACCATCGGCACCAACATCACCCTGGAATCCTTGTGGACCTGCAGCACCCTGGACACCTTGGAAACCTTGGCGTCCCATAGGACCTTCAGACACCTGAACCCACTGTGCTGATGGAGAACCATCATGGTCATTATAATAAATTGCTAACTTACCATCCGAATTATTCCACCACAAATCACCAGCATCTGGGTCTACTGGTGCAGTGGTTCCAATACCAACTGATCCACCAACACCAGTTAATGTAGATCCATCACCATAATACTGATTAGCAGTAACAATACCTGCATGGAAAATCGTATTATTATCTGGATGAACTGGTGATAGTGGATTGGTAGTTCCAACACCAACAGCAGATAGGGTATGAATACCAGCATCATTTTGTACCCATTTTCCCCCAGAACCACCAAAATTAATACCAGTTAAGTTAGAACCATCACCATAATAGTAATTGGCAGTAACAATACCAGCACTGAGAATAAACTCATTATCAGGATGTGCTGCACCGTTTGCGGTTGTAGTTCCAACACCTACATTTCCAACAGTGTGAATTCCAGTATCATTTTTAATCCAAAATTGAGTAACACCTTGATTAGCAAAAACCCACTCTGGTGGATTAACACCATCATCATAGTAAATTCTTAATTGTTCAGTATCGCTTTCCCACCATAAATCACCAACATTTGGACTTGGGGGTGGATCATCAGATATAACTACAGTTTCACTACCACCAGAGGTTTCTACCCACTGATTACTATCAGCATCCTCATAATAAACAAACAATTCTCCAACATCACTTTCCCACCATAAGTCACCTTGCTCTGCACCTGCAGGGGGTTCCGTTCCTACAGAAACTTGAGCATTATTTGAAATTGTAATTGTAGAAATTGATCCACTTACAGTAGCAGTTACTGCAGCACCAACGAAGTTTAGTTTAGTAACACTATTTGCAGAACCAACCTGAGTGCCTTCATCAAATATAGTAATACCGCCTGGTATTAATCCAGAAGTTTCTTGCCAATACCTATCATAAGTACCGCCATTCTCGATGGTTACTAGATTATAATATTTGTCAGCGATTGGTATATTCTTTTCCCCAACATAACCTAAGTTGGGTTCTACTTGACCAGGATCAACATAAAGGTGTCTGTCTGTAGCTAATGCTTCAGTACCAGCAATCTTTACTCTACCACTGAGATATCTTTGCGTCGGTTTCCTTGTTTCTGACATATCTTATTACGCCGTCGTATTTTCAAGAATGCTGGCTAAAAATTCCATCTGAAGTGGTGCAACCAATCCACCAGCAGTTGAAACTCCAACATTAACAGTTAATGTATCTACAGTAACTGCTGAGATAGCAAGTGTTTGACCAGAAGCTGGGTCTGTAGGTCTTGGATAAGCATGTTCCGTAGCATTATTATCTTGAGTACAAGTAAATACCAAACTTTCATCAGCAATAGTAATTGTATTAGAAACAGTTAAACCATGAGAAGGAATTGTAAGAATCAGTGCTCCAGTCTCACCAGTATATTGTGCTAAGGTTGGAGTATGTTTTGCACTTGTATTATCAGTAACAGCATCTTGCTTAGCACGGACAAAATAATGAATAGCAGAATTGAAGTGGTGAACATATCCAAGAGATCCACCAATAAATGCAGTAAAGGTTCTAGATGTTCCAACAGTATCTGTAATATTGTCAACAGTGTAAGACTGCTGTGGATCTGGGAATATAGTTGTTGTAATACCAGTGCTTCCAGAGCAAGTAAAAGCAAGACCTGCTAGAGTTACTTGGTCTCCAGCACTAAACCCGTGTGGGTTCATTGTCGTTATTGTAGCAACACCTGCAGGTTCATCATAAGTTACACCATAGACTGTTCCAATACCAGTCTGATTGGCATTAATGTATAATTCATCTAATGTAGTTGCTGTCTTTTCTAATACAAGTCTACCATCAATCAGAATAGCAGCATCGCTTGGTGGGATTTCAATATCTTTAATTACTCTAATATCTCTACTATTTCCTGTGCTTCTTGAAGTTCTTCTATGAATTAATGTAGCAGTTGGATAGGTTCCAACCCCAACATTTGCAACCTGTGCATACAGTAAGATAGATGCAGTTCCAGTAGGAACCTCATAAAGTTTTTGCTCTCCCGGTGCAACAGGGACAGCAACTGTAAGAAACTTATTGACGGGTGCGACTGCCATCTTATCTTATTATCCTCCCAGTGCCAGTATCAATGGTGTAAGGTTTGCCTGTATCGCTCTGTTGAAATCTCTTCCAGAAATCGTTGAAGTTGTTTGGTCAATAACAAGACCTTGACCAATTCTAAAGTTTCCTTTTTGGTCCGTGCTGGTGAATGGAATTTGACCGCCATTGATGGCAACAATCTCATTCTCAGGAATAGGTTCACCACCCTGGAAGGGGTTCGCTCTATTTATGTCCGTACCAGCACCGACGTATTCAAAGGAGTGAGAACTTGTGATGATACGACTGAGGCGACGGAACGACATACTCACGCCAGTGCCAACAGAATATGGAACAAATTCGTTAAAAGTAACCGTAGATAATCCAGTGGTTGGATTTGGTTCAGTAGCACGGTCAACAGTGAATAGAATAGGGTCAGTTATTGCTTCTGCTGTAGCACCACCTGTTCCAGTAAAGGAAATAACAATATCCTGTTGATTAGAACCACTACCAGGAGGAAGGAAGTTTCTACCACTAGCAATGATATCAACAGAACTTACAGTTCCAGCAGCGCTAACATTAGCAGAAAGTTCTGCTAAGATACCTTCTGGTCCTAGAGGACCCGATACAGTAACTGCTGGTGGTGCGCTTTGACTATATCCAGAACCACCATTAGTAACTCTAATCTCCCTAATCGTTCTAAGTGGTTCAGTAACAATACCAGACTTAGTTCCAGTATCAGGGTAGTTGTCTAGGTTCAGTTTGAAGAAACTTCCTTGACCATCAAATGGTTTTCTAACATTACTAAGAGTATCACGGACACCAAATACCTGATAGGTATCCTCATCTGCAATTTTTGTTCCAGTAGTAATACCGGTGAACTCATCATCACTAGTACCATCAGCAAACAAACCAAAGTTACCAAAGGAAGAGTTGGAGTTTGTAAGGTCGCACTGTCCGCCTGCTTTAGTGAAGATAGCAATCTTACAGTTAATAGTAAAGATGGAAACTAACTGGGCATATCCACTATTGGTAATAGAAACACCAATACCATTTTGGTTGTATTGAGTATAAGCATCAACAACCATACTCTTTAAATCTTGTCCAAGATTATTAGTTCCAGTAAATGCTGCGTCAGCATGATTACCATCAATTCTCATACCAATACTATCTGATGCAAAGTTGGTGCAGTTACGAACATAAGGAGATCTCCATCTACCACTGGGACCTTCATTTGCTGGTCCAGCAGCAACATAACCACTATTTTGATTAGCAACTAATGGTGGGAAAGCAACCATTGCCCCAGTATAAGCAATAGCAACACTGTTACCAGCAAAGTTCATGTTCTCAATCAAACATCCGCGTCTTACATGGAATAAATCTTCTGCTGGATTGTTGGGAACGACAGTTACAAGTCTCAAATCTTGTCCAGAGATAGAAACATCAGTTCTAAGACCAATAGGATTATCTTCAAAATATGTTCCTGGTCTTACATATATGGTGTCTCCATCCTGTGCAGCAGCACATGCACCACCAATTGTGGCTTTTGCATCACCTTCAAGTAGTCCAGTATTATTATCATTACCATTCTTAGTTACATAAAGAATATTCTTGGTTTCTACACCAGCAGGTCTCCAAGATACACCAGTTCCAACAGATGCTAGTCTATAATCTGTTTGACCAACTCCTGGATCTGCTACTATATTGTTTACATCTCTGAGAGATGAATTTAATTCAAGTTCACCATCGAGTGTAAGTTTATTACTATTTGGATTATACCTAATTCCAGCATCAACTCTTACAGTTTCAATACCTGTAGATACAGAGTTTTCTACAAATGGAATGAAGAAATCTTGATTAGTTAAAGTTTCTACTGTTTCAATGAATGTGGCAATACCTGCTCTCGCAGCATTAGTAGCGAAACCTGCTACTGTGGCAAAACCAGCAGTCTCAGAGAATGTGGAAAATGCAGACCTTCCAGCAAATGTAGCAAATCCGGCAATTTCAGAATCTGTAGCAAAACCAGAAATACTAGAGAATGTCGCAAATCCAGCAATACCAGAGAATGTAGCGAAACCTGCTACACCAGCATCAGTAGCAAACCCTGCTATAGTAGCAACACCAGCAAGATTAGCAAACGATGCTGCGAATGCTACTGTAGCAATACCAGAAAAATCGGAATATGTGGAAACACCAGCAAAATCAGAATATGTAGCAAGACCTGCTCTAGCGGCATTAGTAGCGAAACCTGCTACTGTGGCAAAACCAGCAATCCTAGCAAAAGATACGATACCAGCATTTACTGCGAATAATGTGGTTGTAGCAGTACCAACAATAAGTTGATTGTGTACTCTTACCTCTGCGTCATCAACTTCCACAGTATTATTGAACATGGCAACATCATCAAACTGTGATGTTCCTTCAACTTCAATAGAAGTTCTAAAGATAGCAGCTCCATTAACATCTAATGGAACAGATGGATTTTGCTGGTTAATACCAACATTAACAGTAGTATGAAGACCAGAATTATTTTTAACCCAGTGATCAACAATAGTAACATCAACTTGAGTAGGAATACTGCCATTTTGAGAGGCGTGAACAAGGTCTCCGCCACTCACATTACCAATGAAGTTCATAGTTGTATATGAACCTACACCAACTAATACTCCTTCATTTTTAACGAAGAAACCATCAGTCTGTGCATCTGGTGCAGCCTGTACCCATCGAACTCCTACTGCGTCACGGGAAAGATAATAACCATCGCCACCTTGATTATTTGAAGAGTCAAATATATGGGTAAGAATTCTAATATCATCAACATCAATGCTTCTGTCTGGAAGAGTGCTACCAATACCAACACTGCCCGCTCTAGGACCATCGGCAAAACCTACTAGATGTAATGTACCATCATCATTTCTCAGTTCAAATAATTCCCGAACTGTTGCAATACCAACATCAATATTATCAATATCAAGATCAGTTGCATCAATTGGTCCTGTGAATGTTGAAACCCCAGTAACAAGAAGATCTGAATTAATTCCTACTGGACCAGCAAAAGTAGAAACACCAGAAACATAAAGATTGTTTATATTTGCAAAGTCATTAACAGTAATATCATCAGTAATGATGGAGGTTCCACCAAAACCTAGACTGTCTGGGAAATCATAATAGAGTGTACCATAAATGTACACATCCTTCATAAACTCGACATCGCGAGTAAATGTTGATTTATTATTAAAAATCTGCTCGTTATTATGCTCTGACATGGATTTAACCGAATAACCCTCCTAATGCTTCTCCAATAAATCCACCAACAGGACCACCAATGGCACCGCCAATAGCACTACCAGCGAAAGAACCATCAATACCTGTTGTTCCTTCTAAGAAGTCAGTACCTATCTGTGTTCCTGCATAAATGCGACCAATAAATTGCTCGTTAAGAGGAATAGCATTGCCATCCAGACCTCTAATACTATGACTGACTGCCCTAATCTGAAGGTCATTAGTCATTATTCTGGTTCTTTTGCCAGAAATCAGGTCTAAATTTTTGGCAGCATTTACAATAACATTTGCACCAGAAATAATTACATTACCATTTCTGTCTGCCTTAAGAACAATATTTCCTCGTCTTGCCTGTATGTTAACATCTATACCTTTGTCTTCATTATATTCCCCAGCAGTGATCTCAATACTCTTATCACTGTTGAACTTTAGATTACCAGTTTCACTAAATCTAATCGAAGATTTTAAATTCTGATCAGTAACACCATAAAATGAATATACCTGCTTCCCATCAATACCCATCTGCTGGTCATTGACATAGATACCAAACTTAGGACCGTATAGTTCGGCAAATGACTGATTAAAAATTTTCGGTGATGTCATTTTATACTACACAGTCTATAACTTGTTTGACTTCTTCTTGTGGTGGTCTCTTTCCAAGTTTTGGAATAAGAATTGCACCACTACCCTTTTTAAGGAAAATTCTTGGCAATTCAACAATATCAACAGTATTTATGGGGGTTACTTTGGTGATTGATCCATTAAAAGTATCTACCTGATATTCATTGCCAAGATTATCAGTAACAATACCATCATCATATCCAGAACCTGGATTGATAATATCAACACGATCGACAATTACAGGATCTACTTCTGGTGCTGGATAGTTTTCACCAATAGAAGAGATATAAATTTTATCAACTTTACCATCCTTAACTGTTGCTCTGGCAATAGCACCATATCCTTGATTACAATTATCCACAATTTGAACAAATGGTGGATACAAATATCCATTTCCAGGGTTGGTTACTTCAATATCAATAATACTTGCTGTGTCTTTACCAGTATCTGGGAAACCATATATCGGAGCAGCGGCGGCACCATCGCCACCACCACCGAAGATATAAACTTTTGGTGGTCCACATACCAGAGGTGCCCCAGTATAACAACCACCAGTGTTGCTAACAAATCCGGGTTCTTTAGATGCTGAATTGAATATATCAAATCCGCCAACAATATCAGTAATACCTTCAGAATCAAGTCCAGCAACATTAGTTAAATTAGTTGCGGCATTAACATTGGCATCATCAATAATACCTTTGAAGTCTGTGGGTTGATTAAATGCTGGTCCAACACCAAGCATAGTCTTACAAGGACCATATTCACCCTTCTGGAAAGAATCATTACAACCAGCAACACCAACCAAACCAAGTAAACCACCAACAGTATTTCTCATCAAGTTCTCTACAAAGTCTGCTGGACTATTAAATCCACCAAGGAATGATAAGATTTTTACAATTCCACCAAGAACATCAGTCAAACCTTCAGCAATTTTGGCGATAATATCATTAGCAAGAACACCAATCGTTTGATCACCGACACATTGAACAAAGTTTACAACATTATCAACAACAGAATTTAGAAGTGCTTCTACAACACCAGACAAACTATTTGCAATTTTGTTTATAACACAAGGAAATGCTTCTTGCAATGCCTGGATAGGAACTGCCATTGCCTCTTGAGATTCGAGACCTGCTGATCTAGCAGCAGCATAGTTTCCTCCAGTAGCTGCAAAAACTGTTGCAAATACACTTTCATAAAGCATCTCTAGACCTTGAGTTAGGAGAGGAATCATTTGTTCTCCAAGATCCATAACCATACTAGTGACAAATCCAGATGCCTGACTAGTAATTGCTTGTGTTTTAATCCCGACTTCTCTTTGTATCAGATCTCTAGCAAACTCAGAACCCTCATCAAAGTTTGCATTTACGCGCTGTACGAAATCGTTAAAGGATTGAACAGAAGTCTTAATATCATTAACAAACGAAGCTCCTGTTGCCTGCTCTGGACTATCATTACCACCACAAGGAATGGAAACAACATATTCATCTGTCGATGTCATTGTAGCCTTATTGGCAGAATCCTTTGTTTGAGCTGGACTTCTAGATTGTGGTGCTTCCGTCTCTGCAACATCACCAGATTCTGTCTGCTTCCTTACAGTATCAGATGGTTCTGGCAAATCATTAGTATAACCACTACCCCTACCAAAGGGTTTCTGATCATCATCCTTAGCAGCATACTTAGAATTACCAATAGCACCCATAATGATAGGTTGCTGAGAATTATCACCATCAAGGAAGAACCCGATTACATTATCACCTTGATTAAAGTGAATAGTTTTCACCATTCCAGCAGAACCAGTTCCTGTTCCTGGAGGACGCATTACCTGTGCCCAAGGAAGATCTTCATCAGGAAGTTCTGCTGTTGAATATGGGTGATACCCCATAATACGAACCTTATATCTTGTACCCCAACCTGCAGGGGTATCTTGTTCCTTATTAACTTCATATGGAGCGATTTGACCAAGCCACCAGGTGAAACCGTCTCTACCTAAAAAATTTGTGTTAAAAGAAAAATCGTTCATTGTCTCTTGGTTGAACCGTAGGTATCTCTAATCAGTTTCATTGATGTCACAGATTGATCAGCATCAAAGTGATGACATAACTCTTTAATCATATATAGACCACTCATGTCAGGGTCAAATTCCTGACCAGAAGTTGATGACTTGGGGAAGTTGCACTTGATAACATCACCCGCTTCCAGACTAGTATTGACTGGAACTTGAATGTTTAAAACCTGAGTGAATAGCAGGTTATACCTCATAACCGACTGCCTCAGATTTTCAGATCCCTTAGCATTTTCTGCAGGAGCACTAGACTCATTATCTGAAACATAGGCATCTTTTTCTATGGTTCCTACATCAGCAACCGAAAACATAAGTCTAGTTGGATTGTCTTTAAATCCATTTGCTTCTACGATTTCGGGAACTTCAAAATCCTTACCAAGTTTTGTTTCTGGTTCATCATCCTCAATATTATATTTTCCTTTGTCGGGAGTAGAATACGCTCCTGTCGCTGGATTGTATTCCCCAAAGAAAGAGGAATACATACCTCTCTTTAACTTAGAAATCAAATCATTATTTACTGTGACTGAATAGGTTAGGATATTATCATCACTATAATCAAGAAGACTTGGGTTAGTCGATCTGTAGGTGTATTCTGACTTTGGACTAGATTTACCATCTTTGATTAAAGATGCTGCAGATTTAAACTTAAATCCTTCCTTAGTTTGATAGAAGAAATATCCAGCCTCCTCATTATCATCAACTGCCTTTGATGCTAACCATACAAGAACATGATATGGTTTCTTAAGGTTGCCCATAAAACCATACTTGTTTGATGTTTGATCAGAATCTACGATTTGTGATTGCAACTTCTCATTTACAATCTTCTCAATAGAGTCTTGAATGGTCAGATCCTTTGGATACTTTTCATAAACTCTAGTAGTCTCATTTGTAATTGTCTCCCTAGAAGTTAGTTCTAGGGTAAGCACTTCTCTCTGTGCTTGTTTAATTACAGAAGATACCTTTGAAACATACATAGGTGTTCTACTAAAATCCAGTGTTGGATTTTTACCAGAATTTTTAGGTTCTCCAAAGGGTTTGATTTTTATAGTAACTTTCTCACCACCACGGATTGGAAGACCATCATAAAGAGACTTCTTATCAATTACATCACCACTACTAACTATAAGAACCTTTGCCGATATAGTTGGGGAAAATAAATCTTCGTAGTAGTTGAAACTAATTACACCCAAACGAACATCAACATCCCTTCCAGACTCTGTGGCAGATTCAATTGTAAATTCTTTAAAATCCGATGCGTCCTGTGCTTTTTCCATTAACCTATCCTATAATCCTGCATACTATGAAAACTTCTCATATCATTATTTACACTACCAGAAGCAACAGGGTTTCCACCACCCCCCATCACTATAGGAACAGGAACTATAGTAGATTGCTGCTGATTGTTAATAATAATATTCCTTGTTGCTATCGTTCTATTTACTGGTTTAGATAGGGCTTTTTCATCTCTAAAGTGTCTCATGATATTGGTATCAATAAAATTCATAATATCAAATCCTTTTTCTGCTGATGATGGACTATCTACTTGCAACGAAGCAGGTAAAGAACCATCAGGATTTCTTTGAATATTAGTAGCGTCTTTTTGTTCTTGTGTTTGATTTAACTGTTGTGGTGGTAGTCGAACTTTTTTTGTCTCTACATCTGGTGATTGCAATCTACCAATTTGAAGATATTGAGTATATGGCATAGGATCCATATCAGTTCCGCCACCACCACCTTTAGTTCTTACTTCAAAGTGTAGGTGTTCTCCTTTTGAACCACCAGTATTGCCAATCTCACCAATAATCTCACCATTATATGCTGTTCCAGGTCTTAATGTTGATGGACGTGCTAGGTGAGCAAAGAAGAAATCTTTCCCACCAGCCTCAATAATAACAGTATTTCCATAACCACTAAGATACTGAACTAAACTAACAGTTCCTGCCATTCTAAATGCAACATACCAACCCTTTTGACCACCAGTTCCAATATCAACACCAGCATGATGTCTACCCCATCTTGGACCTCTCATACTAGTTGTACCAGGAATTGAAGGATCACCTATACCAATTCCTTTATAGTTTCCTGTCGGGACAATATTAGTCAACTGTCCTAAATTCACAGTAGGGGTCTCCATCGTTTCTGCAGAACCCTCCTGCTGTGGTTCTTCCTCTGTAGTTGCTTCTGTTTCTGGTTCGGGTTCTTCTTCACCACCACCTAAAAATGGAATTTTAAAGTCATCGAGATCAAATCCCATTCTCTCTAAAACATCTTTACTATCTCCACTAAGTTCAGTAACTAACTCATCATAATTAGAACTCATTGTTTCAACAGCAGAATTCATCTCATTCATTCTGATGTCGATTGTGGTTCTCAATCCTTCAAAATCTAAGGTTGCAATATCTACAATCACATCTCTTACACCACCAATAAAAGAAGATATTAACTGATAAGTTCCAGTAAAGAATCCTCTTAAAATACCAAAATATGTTTGAAGTCTTTCTACTAACTTTTCTATAGCAGATATTATCTTGGGTAGATTAACTACTGCCCATCCAAGGATTATAGTACCAAGAAAATCCATGATCCTACCAAGGAATCCTCTGGTGCTCTGTGTAATAACTTTACCTGCTCTTGAGAAAGGTCCAGTACTAGATTGCGCTTCTATCAAATCTTCTCTTTCTCTTCTCCTAACTGCTTCTCTTCTTATCCTAAAAAACTTTGCAGAATTAGCTACAGACCTAGATTTATCTCTATTATTCTCTTTCAAAGTTTGCGATACCTCATTTGCAGACTTTGCAGTATTAACAACACTCTCACCCAATGAGGTCATAGATTTCTTTATTCCTGTTAATGTTTTTCTAATAGGCGAAAACATCAGGCGATACTCCCAACATTATACTGAACAAATGAATTGATCAAATAAGGATTATCAAAATTGGTGCTTATCACATTAGGAAGATTATTAGCGCTTTCACCAGGAACATTTATCTCTGGTACTTGAGATTCACCTCCTCCACCAACATTAATAATATTAACACTTGAAGCAGTTCCTTCTTCTTGTCCTAGATTTCGTTCTTTCTTCGTAGATTGGAATAGACTTGGAATATCAGGAAGTCCTACATCTTTTAAGGTATAATCAAAATCAATCGCATCATCTAATCCAGTCTCTTTGTACAGATAATCCGCTGCGCTAGATCCTCCCATGAAACCAGCGATTCCACCAAGGAATGCACCAATAGCGGCACCCTTTGGACCAAAAACAGCACCCGCTATAGCACCTGATTTGGCACCAATAAATGCTCCAGCAGATCCACCAACAGCTCTTACAATAGCATCATCAAACTCACCACCAAATCCTATATCTACAAGAGCAGCGACAGCCATACCTCCAGGACCAATAGCTTTTATTCCAGCACCAGGTCTTCCAGGTTTTACACCACGAGCACCACCCGCAGGTGCGGGAACTGATGGTCTTATTCCCACAAGGCGACCAAGTTGATTTTTCAACCCACTCAATATTCCTTTCGCAATATCAAAAACAAGTCTGATTGGTCTTAGAAATAAATTGCGAAGAAGAAAACTCCCTAGTTTTCCAACTAGACTTGTTATTGTACCTAGGACAAGTGAAAATCCTCCACTTAACCCAATAAGAATACCACCAGCAATTGCTAAATCCGTTTTAATCTCATCAAACAGATTTCCCATCGAAAGTTCACCATCTTCCGATAATTTTTCTATTGTAGATATTATTTTCATACCCAGAGCACCACCAAGTAATACCATAAAGAAATTACCTAGATTTGCTAAAGGACCTTGCGCTTTAGCAGCAATCTTCTGCAAGGGTGTTACCAGGGCATTTTGTATTTTTCTTTCTACTAAACTTTCTTTTCCTTCTCTTAGTGCTTGTTCTGCTAATATTCTTTCTTGTTTTTCTTTCTCTCTTGCCTGTCTCTCTTCAATCAAACTTGATTGATTTATTTGCATTGATATCACATTGAGTGATTGACTAACAACACTCATCTGAGCTGCAATAGCATCAAGATTTACACTTAAGTTATTAATAGCATTTCTATTCTGTGCTATCGCCATCGCGGTCTGAGGATCTGGACCACCCCCAAACACTTGCTCTGGACGCCCCAAAATAGGGTTAGCAGGAATTACATTCCTTCTAACCTGCATTCCTAATATTGGGGACGAAAACTCAGCCATTTAATCCAGATTGTTGTGCTTTCAGATTCTCTTCTTCAATATATTGTTGTAGGAGTGATACATATACTTCTCTCTCCCACGGAATCATGTTTTCAAGCTCTGTTAATGAGTATTTATGGTGCTGTATCAGGGCAAAATTTGTCTTAAAGTATGACTCAAGATCCTCATGAGCCATACTTACGCGAAAAAAGAGCTTAGTCCTTCCAGAACGATTTTATTCTCTACACCTGTGTTAGGATTTTTGACCTTTACTGTATGAGAAAGTTTAGGCATCGTCTCAAAGAACTTCTCAATCTCCTTGAATTGCTTAGAACTCAACTGCTCAAGGAACTCGGACATTTCTTTTTTACTGCAATCAGCAGTAGTCCAGGATTCTTCTTCACTAAAGACTTGCTCTACACAAGCAGAAATAACATCAAATGTATCTTCAACAGAAATCTCACCACCACTAAAGTTATTCTTTACAAACTCACTCATAGAAGGATACTTCATCCTAAGTGTGAGTTCATCATCTAAGACAATATCTCTATTATGATCCTTTGAAGTAATGACTTTAATATCATCAAGATTAATCACAGTAGGAACCTGTGTCTCACCATCATCAGGACAAGTTACAAGAACTTCAATTTCTTCGCCGACAGACTTACCTCTGATATTAAGGAAGAGGTACTCAATATCAAAAGTAGAAAGGTCGTCTACTTTTACACCACGAGTGATAATACAGTTCTTGATTACATCTTTGACTGCCGTAGCAATCTGCTTCTCATCTTGACTTTCCATAGCGATGATAAGAACCTTTTCTTCACGAACTAGAAAGGGTCTGTATTTGATTTTCTTCTTAGTCGAAGGCAACGTCAACTCATAAGTCGGAGTCGAAATCTTTGGTAAAGGCATGATATGTTATTCAGTATGATTATTTAGAAGGGGTTTATTATATTTCCAAAAGTACCTCTATTTACTGAGTAGCTATCGTACTTGCCCATCAAGTATCTGTCGAAACTGAATGTAGCAGATGCCTTCAGAATTTGAGATCCTTCATAAGTAACCTGAGTAGATGAAAGGTCTATGGGAAACAATCCAATAAACTTATATTCTATCTCATTATCATAGTCTCTGTCAAACTTTATAATCTTTGTTTCATCGCACTTATAATCTTCAGGATACTCCATCCTGACATAATAATCCTTATTTGACTGGCGATTACTTGTACTAGTTGATCCGTTAGCAATGAACTCCATCCAGTGCTCAAGGAACTTCATCGTCTGATATTCATTATCAACATAGAACTCTAGTCTTATCTCAGAATACATTCTAGAGTATGCCATCCGCTCATTGACACCCATATGGTTGTCCATGATATCAGCAGTAGCAAGTCTGCTACCAGGCAGGAGAGCACTATTGCAAAGTAAACCAACAGTCTCGGTCATAAACCTATTATCAACATCCCTTACCCTAAGGTGTTGCCTCAAAGGTAAAGGCAATCCACCAAATATCACTTGATAGTGAGATGTCTGAGCGAGATTGGTTAATGTAGGTTTGAAATCTGATATTTTACGGGGTCTGACCACTCTAAATACCTAATATGGTGCTTGTTATTATTATTTAGATGGCATATAAGGGAAAATATTCACCGTCTTATCCTAGAAAGTATAAAGGGGATCCGACCAATATCATCTATCGTTCCCTATGGGAGCGCAAGTTTATGGTTTATTGCGATATAAACGAGAACATTCTTGAATGGGGCAGTGAAGAAATCATCGTCCCATATATTTCTCCTGTGGATAATAGGGTTCATAGATACTTCCCAGACTTTTATATTAAGGTCAGAGAATCTACTGGACGCATCAAGAAAATGATCATCGAAATCAAACCAAAGCATCAGTGCTCCCCCCCAGCAAAACCCAAAAGACAGACAAAAGGATATTTGCGTGAGGCATTTGAGTATGCTAAGAACCAGGCAAAGTGGAGAGCAGCAAATGAATGGTGTCTAGATCGTGGTTATGTGTTTAAGGTATTCACTGAAAAAGAACTAGGGATTAAGAAGTAATGCCAAGGAAGACCCTAAAACAAAGAAAAGCAGCATCTAGACCTACAGATACTGACGCAAACGTCAATAGGATTCGTGGCGTTGTTGATAGTTTGGGCAAAGGAACGAAGATAACTCCCACAGATGTAATGAAATCATTGATGGAGGCACTAGAACCTCTCCAAGGTCTCCCAGAACCTGATAAATACTATACATACATATATAACGCAAAAACTCCTGGACTTCGATACGATCAACATCCATTAGTTCGTATTTCTAGTTTAAGTCGTGATGGTTTTACTGGTATAAATCTCCACTGGAATGATTCTCGGAGATACACATATCCAGAAATAGTGAGCAGTCTTTATGAGATTTATCAATCGGAAGTGAGTGATGCTATGGAACTTCCAACTGCCTATTACCAAACGAACAGTTAGATGACTAGTTTAAGATATCCAAAAGAGCGTCTCACAGACGAATCAGATTATCTGAAGATCTTCATTTCTGAGTATGTACCTAAAAGTGAAAGTGATACTCAAAGCGGGGATCTTCTTTCGGGTCCAACAGCGAGTCAAAGAAATAGTCTAAAAAATGCTCTGCATCAAATTATATTACCAATACCAAGAAATATACAAGACACTCTACCAGTAGACTGGACAGATGGTAGTTTAAACCCTCTTGAGGCATTTGCATTAAATGCAGGAGTAAGTATTGTTAAAGCAGGCAGGGACGGCGCCGGAGGTGTTGTAACTGAAGTAGAGGCACAAATAGCAAATGCTTCGTCAGCAATATCTCAAATAGATAAATCTCAACAAGATGGATTGGTAGCAGGACTTATTGGAAAAGCAATCGGTGGAAATGTAAATGTTAATCAAGCAATCTCCAGAGCAACTGGTCAGGTTCTCAACCCAAACTTAGAACTGCTGTTCAACGGTGTTAACCTGAGAAACTTTTCATTTGCCTTTGAGTTTTTCCCAAGAAACCTAAAAGAAGCAGAGGAAGTGAAACAGATTATCAGAACTCTGAAGAAATCTATGGTTCCAGAGAAATCTCAAAATGGATTATTCATTAAGGCACCATATATTTTTCAACTTCAGTATATGAAAGGAAATAGACCACATCCTTTCTTGAATAAATTCTTGCCTATGGCGATGACTAACATTAGTGTTAACTATACTGCTTCAAATAGGTATTCAACCTTCCATGATGGAACACCTACACATATGAATGCAAGATTAGAGTTTAAAGAACTCAATCCAATTTACAAGGATGATTACGATAACGCTAGTGGAGGTGTAGGATACTAAAATGACCTATTTCAGAGAACTACCAAACCTATACTATCAATCTCAGTCTAGTGATAGAACTTCTTCAAAAGATTATGTTCTAGTCAAAAATCTCTTCAGGAGAACTAAACTACGCGACGACCTTCAGAATGTATTCACCATATTTGATAAGTATCAAATTCAACAAGGAGAAAGACCTGATACTGTAGCAGATAAACTCTATGGAGATTCTGGTCTAGATTGGGTTGTTATGATGACTGCAAATATTATTAATGTTAGAGACCAATGGCCCCTATCTGATGGCGAATTATATAACTATGCGGATGATAAGTATGGAACAACATTATATGATGTTCGTTTTTATGAGACCACTGAAGTAAAAGATTCTTCTGGAAGACTTATTCTACCAAAGGGTCAGATTGTTGATTCTGATTTTACAATACCAAATCCAAGTCAACCATTGTCTAATTTAAATCCAGTTACATCAGTTTCTAACTACGACTATGAAATCAGACTGAATAATGAGAAGAGACAAATTTATGTTCTGAAAGATACATATCTCACTCAGTTTGTAGAAGATATGAGAGACCAAGTAATCTACGACAAATCTTCAGAATACATAAACACTAATACAGCAAGAACTACTAATACTAGAAATACATCTCCAGACTAAAAAAGGGGGTCGAAAGACCCCCTTTGCTGTATCAGTCTTCTGCCAGTTTGGCAAAGTATGACAGAGCATCGTCATCATCGTCACTCACCTTAGACTTAGGAGTGAGAGTATCAAGTTCTTCCTTGACCGATTGAGGGACAGGAGCAGAACTCTGCTGACGGAAATCTTCCTCTTCCTCAAGAGTTTCTTGGTCTTGGAACTTAGGAGTGCCCTTGTTGCCCAGGACATAATCAAGACGCTTCTTCAGGGTCTCGTAGTCCTTGAACTGATCAGCAGCGACCAGTTCAGCAAGAGAGTATTCCTTCTTCCAGAGTGCTTCCATTGCATCATCGTCGTCCAGGAGGGCAGACTGTGCAGCGAACTCAGAAGAGTCATAGTTGCGATAACCAGCAACATTCTTTGCTTTCAGTTTGAAGTTGGCACCTTGCCAGAAGTCGAACGGATCGATTGCTTCCTCATCTTCAAACTCGGGTTGCATAGCAGCAGTGAGTTTGTCGAAGATCTTCTTACCGAACTTGTAAAGGAATACACCACCCTCGTTTTGAGGATTAGCAGGGTCCTTAACAACATAGATGTTTGCCATGTAAGTCAGCTTGCGCTTTTGCTTACGGGCAGTTTCCTTGCCTGCATCGGTGCCGTTGTTCCACAGCATCGTGTTCAGTTCAGACACAGGATCCTTCTGACCCAGAGTGGTCAGGGAGTTTTCAATGTACCAACCACCAGGACCTTGGAAGGCGTGGGAGTACAGTTTAACGAAAGGCAGATCTTCACCATTTGGAGCAGGGAGAAAACGGATAACGGCATAACCGTTGCCGCCTTTATCACATTCCAGTTTCCACAGACGCTCATCGCCTGAAGAACCAGAGTTGTTCATCTTCTCAACTTCCTTGACCAGTTTGGCGGTCAGGGATCCCAGTTTGGATTGCTTTTTAAGATCAGCGAAAGACATTTAGATTTCCTCGGATTGTTTGGATTTGGGGGATTTACTTGGATAGTATAACGAATTTTTAGTCAGGCGTCA